GAAGAAACCATTAAACTATGGGAACATATCTCACAGAAGAAAAACTGGAGAATAGTTCAATTACCTAATGGATTTTTACAAACCGAATACAAGCAAATAGATTCAGATGAATGGATTGATGTTACCAGAAGAGAAACTATAGAAGGTGCAGAGCAAGCAATAGATAGTTCTATTGAGCACTACACTAAAAAGCTAGAGTTTACCAAAGGACCGAAAGTAGTTAAAACCTTCGAGTAGTATTCAAACACAATTATATTAAATTAAATTAAATGCAAGAATTAAAGTTAGTTAAAAACCTGACTTTTGGCGATACTGCTAGAAGTCAGGTATTAACTGGGGTTGAGAAACTTACAAATGCAGTAGGTTCAACCTTGGGAGCAAGTGGTAAATGTGTTATATTAGAAGACGCTAATGGACAACCACAAATAACAAAAGATGGAGTGACAGTTGCGAATAGCATTACGTTACAAGATCCATTAGAAAACATTGGGGCTACGCTAATTAAACAAGCAGCTCAAAGAACAGTATCAGATGCTGGTGATGGAACTACTACTGCTACTGTATTAGCTAAAGCAATATTAGATCAAGCTACAGAGCATTCTTTGCTAGATGAGCCAAGAGCAATGAAACAAGGTATTGAATCAGGTGTTGAAAAAGTTATAAAATATTTAAACAAAAAGTCCAGGAAAGTAACTGGCAAAAAAATAGACCAAGTAGCTACTATATCAGCTAATAATGATAAGGAGCTAGGCAAGGTCATAGGAAAAGCATTCCGATTAGTAGATGAGACAGGGGTTGTTATGATGGAAACAAACGAACAGCCAGAGACTATCGTTGAGTTAATAGAGGGTGTTCAATATGACCAAGCGTTAAAGAACAACCACTTTATTACCAACAAAGAAAAAGGAACGGCTGAACTTGAAAACCCTTTGGTTCTAATTGTAGAATCAGTTATACCCAACGTGAGGAAGATTCAGTCTGTCCTTGAATTTATTATAAAAAATGGTAAGAGCCTTCTTATCATTGCAGATGTTGACCCACAAGTAGTTTCCGCGCTTGCTATGAATAAAACGAAGGGTAATATAAAAGTCAACATCATAGATGCGCCAACATATGGAATCAGCAAAAAAGATGTATTATCAGATCTTTGTGCGGTCACTGGCGCTACACTTATTAATGAGGATCTTGGTGATGATATGGATATAATACAACCAGAACATTTAGGCAAATGTATTAGATCTGTTACTAATCATGAAGAAACAATATTGCAAGTTGATTTAACTGATAACACTGAAGTTAAAGATACTATTACCTTATTAGAAAGTAATATAAAAGAAACTAAAAACCCTAACATTATAATTAGACTAGAGAAACGTTTAGCTAAGTTAAAAGCTAAAGTTGCTACAGTTAAAGTTGGGGCAAACTCTGAAATAGAACTGAAAGAGAAGAGAGACAGGGTTGAAGATGCTATTTGCGCTACAAAAGCTGCGATTAAAGAAGGTATAGTACCAGGCGGTGGTATAGCTTTGTTAAATGCTAGTTTTAATTTGAAACCAACTTGTATAGGTGAGGAAGTATTATACCAAGCTATAAGAAGACCTTATGAATTAATATTAAAAAATGCAGGGGTTGAAGAATTAAAAAAGCTTGAAGAAGGTAAAGGATTAGATGTGGTTACAGGAAATACGGTGAATATGGTAAAAGCCGGAATTATAGATCCTTTGTTAGTTACTAAGAGTGCATTAACAAACGCAGCTTCAGTAGCTACAACTATATTATCAACTGATTGTGTAATCAATAACGTAAGAGTATGAAAGCAATCGGTAAATATTTAGTAATTGAACCAATTAAAGAAGTTGATGTTCAAACAAAAGGTGGATTAATTCTAGCTGAAAAGCAAAGAGAAGACGTTAGATATAGAAGAGCTAAGGTTATAGAACCTGGCTCTGATATATCTGTATTAAAAAAAGGTGATGAAGTCTACTACGATAAAGCAGCTGGTTTTAATATTGAAATAAAAAAAGAAAACTATAAAGTTATAAAAGAACACGACGTAGTTATTATTTTATGAGAAGGTTAAGTTCTAGTGATTTAAAAGAACTAGGTTTACTTAAACATTATAGGATAATAAGGAAGTGGGCTTGTAAGACTAATGAATTAACAGATGCAGATCTAGAGCTACTAATTTATTTAGATGCTATAGATATGTTTACTAAAGATGATTTTATAAAAGGTACGTACTCATTTAGCTGGGATAACAGGCGCTGGAACAGATTATTGAAACAAGGGTGGATAGTTGTGTGGAGAAAAAGAAATCGCACTACCCAAAAATATCATATATATAAAGTTTCCTATAAGTGCAAACAGCTAATTAGTAGGATGTATCGGATCATGCTAGGCGAAGAAGACATGCCTACAACTAAACTAGAAAGTAGTAATAGATATAGCTATAAAGTAATTACTAAATCAATACACTACGTTAACAAAGACAAAACAAGATAATATGGCATTTAAACTAAAATCACCATTTCATGTAACGCCTATGGGGCAGACATTAGGTAAAGGTGGAACAGCTAGCAGGTATTCAGGTCCAAGTAATATTATGAGTTCGGTTGCCGGTATAGACTATGCTGAGGCAGAAGGTACTCAAAATCTTGAGCCACCACCTAGCAATGAAACAACAGAAAGATTAGCTAAAATGGGTGAAGATGGTGTACCATTAGGTTTAAACCCTAAGCAAAAAGCTAGAAGAGAGGTAAAAGATTTTAGAAAAGGTTTAAAAGCTGACGCTAAGTTTGATAGACAAACTGAAAAAGCTAAGAAAATTTACAAAAGAAACGAGTTTGAAGAATTGCAAAATCTAGATGAAAAAGGTTATATTATTCCAGAAGGCGATGAAGGATCTGGAACTACTTATTATAATCCAGATGCTGCTAAGAAAGAAAAAGAAAAAAGATCCAAAGATGCTTTTGACAGAAAGTGGAAAGCAACTGAAGATTATGTTAAAGCATCGCAAGATGCTGCTGCGCAAGATAAAAGAATTCAAGATAAAATAGCTGGTAAAGATGTTGAAAACTGGGGTAAAACTGAAGAAAAAGATCCCGCAACAAAAATGTTAAATATGGAAAAACCAAATAGAGCAGGAACACCTGTAAGGATGTTAAAGTCTATGGAAGACAAAACACCTATGAAATATAAGTCTGTTAGAAAAGCAGAAAGAGAAAATTTAATGTCAGCTTTAGCTAAGCAAGGTGAGCCTATAGGAACAAATGATTTAGGTACGCCTGCTGGTGCAGCTCCAGGTTACAATGTAGAAAGAAAACCTCTTAAACCTGCAAGTGAAATTAAAAGTAATCCAAACTTTGCAACACCTGGTACTGAGTTTAAAGCTACTAAACCAGGTGAAAGTAATCAACCAAAGAGAGTTACTGTAGGTGATAGAGCTAAAGAAAGTGTTAAAAAAGCCGTAAAATTTAGTGTTTCTGCTGCTTTAAAAAAAGGTGAGCCTGTAAAAAAAGAAATGGTTAATGACTTTACAATGAACATGGATGATTCTACTTCATTAGAAATGCCATTCACCAAACCTGTTCAAAAAATGAGGCCTAAGAAAGCTAATATTAAAAACTCAAATAAAAAAGGTAAGGGTGGTAAAGTAACAATGGATAGAAAAGTATCTACAAAATTTTAAATTATGAGTAGTCCATTAAATAAAATAGGAGCAGAAACTTTTTTAGGTTTAGGTGGCGTGTTAGGTAAGCCACTAATAGAAGGTTTTAAAAATAGAAAAGAACATGGCGGTGGTTTAGCAGGGATTGTTAAAGGAACTGGAGAGCAATTAGGTTTTGGTGATAAAGATCAAGCACTAAGTGAAATAAATTCCAAGCTTGACAAACTAATAGGCGAAGAAGGAGATGTTCCTAATCCAGCTCAAGATCCAGCTCTAGCTCCTCAAGCTCCATTTCAGCCAGCAACACCTTTAAACTTTAAAGAATTTATGACAAGCACTACACAAGATCCTGCAACTAATGGAACTGGTAGTGCTAAAGCTGTATTTGGAGATGTTAGGCCAATGTCAGTAGCAGATCCAAACATAGATACTAAAGGATCTTTATTTAACAAAAATCAACAAAATTTTTAAACATGCCAAGTTACGGAGAAAAACAAATGCCAGCTGGAGTGAATATAAGCCCAGCACAAAAACCATTAGGCAAGAGAGTAATGGTTTCTAAAAATACTACAATAAAGTCTACACTAGAAATAGATAATTGTATGTATAAAGGAAATCCTGTACTTAACGCTAACAGATAATGGCTCTTGAAGATTTAAAGTTATATTGTTTAAATATAACTTCAGCTACGGTTGTTAGTCTAGGTTGGCTAGAACCTGTATTATCTATACTGTTGTTATTAACAACATTAGGATATACCGCTCATAAGTGGTACTTATTAAAAAATAAAAAATGAGAAGCATAAACGAAATAATAGTTCATTGCTCAGCGACAAGAGAAGGTCAAGACATATCAGTTGATACAATTAAAAAATGGCATGTTGAAGGCCGTGGTTGGTCAGATATTGGCTATCATTTCTATATTGACATCAATGGTAAAATATGGAAAGGCAGAGATATAGATCGCTCAGGCGCTCATTGCAAGAATCACAATAGAAATTCAATAGGGGTTTGTTATTGCGGAGGCGTTGAGGCTGATGGTAAGACACCTAAAGATACTAGAACACCAAAACAAAAAGAAAGTCTGATACATGTGCTTAAAACATTAATGGCAATGTTTCCGCTTGCTACTATATATTCACACAATGAGTTTGCTAATAAAGCATGCCCATCATTTGACGCAACTAATGAGTACAAAGATCTCTGAAAACACAAACATACAACTTGACTTAAAAACTGTAGTAGCAATAATAATGGTTACAGCCTCTTTCGTAGGTATGTATTACACATTGCAAGCAGATATTGAAGAAGCTAAAAAGCTACCACCTATAGAAGTAACTCGTTTAGAATATGAGCTGAAAGAAGAATGGAACGAAGATATGATTATGCAGTTAAAAGAAGCTGTAGGTGTTCTTGAAGAAACTCAAGATATATTAAAAGAAGAAATTAAAATAACATCCGCAATGTTACAAGATGGTACAGAGGCTGATGGTAGGTTTGAAGAGCTTCAAAGACAGTTAGAAGAATTAGAAAATAAAAAACCTAACACTAGAGTTATAGTTAAAGAAGTTAAAGTAGATAAAAAAGGTAGAAAATTATAATTATGGGATATGTAAGTCACGCACAAAGAAAAGCTGTACACGCTAGTAAAGCAGATGGAGGTAAAGGTAATCCAAATAAGAAAAAATCACCTGCTAAGGCTAAAAACTTAGAAGAAGTAGCTGAAGAACTTGAAGGCGCAGTTAAAGCTCATGGTAAGCAAGCTAAAGTTGTTAAAAAGCATATAGAAAAAACAAAAAATAGTCCAGTTAAAGCTGCAATATCTGGACCTTGCAAAGCTGCTGCTAAAAAGAAGTTTAAAGTATGGCCAAGTGCTTATGCTAGTGGTTGGGGTGTAAGATGTACTAAAGCTGGTGGGCCAAGCAAAATGGGAAAGGGTAATAGAAATAGAAAAAAATAATGCCTTTTAGATTAAAGTATAAGAATACTCCATCTCCACTACAATGTTGGAAAGGCTACGAAAGAGTACCGGGCACAGCGGAAGGATCTAAAGGTAGTTGCAAAAAATCACCATTAAAAAAACAAAAAGGCGGTGGTACTACTAAAACTTGTCTACCTGCTTCTAAAATAAGAAGTTTATCATCTGAAAAAAGAAAAGAACTTGTCAATGCTAAAAAATCATCAGGTGCTAGTGGCAAGTATAAAAGATCATCTAAAACAAATGTCAAAGGTGCTCGTAAAAAAGGAGCTACTCTTCGTGATTGGTTTGAAAAAGAAGACTGGAGAAGAGTCGATGATCCAAGTAAAAAATGTGGAGAATAAAAAATAGATATGTATATTCAACATAATAATCCATTTTTAAAAAAAGGTGAACCTAGAAAAACTATCGGTAGGGGTAAGAATTTTAATAAAGTATCAAAAGATAAAAGTGCTACAGGTGGCGCAGCTGGTGGTGGTATGACTCAAAAAGGAGTTAATGAATATAAAAGAAAAAACCCGGGTAGCAAATTAAAAACAGCAGTAACAACACCTCCTTCTAAACTAAAGAAAGGTAGTAAAGCTGCTAAACGTAGAAAGTCATTTTGTGCTAGATCAAAAGGTTGGACTGGTGAAAGAGGTAAAGCCGCTAGACGTAGGTGGAACTGTTAAATTAATATTATGAAATCAAGAGGTTTAGGCGATACAATAGAGAAATTTACAAAAGCAACAGGTATAAAAAAGTTAGCGGATTCAATACCTGGAGGTTGTGGTTGTCACAAAAGAAAAAATATATTAAATCATTATTTCCCTTACAACAATAAATAATATGGCATTTAAATTAAAACAGTCAAATATAGTCTCTACCGCTCCTATTAATAAAATAGATATGGAAGATGGTGTTTTAGGTAAAGCTAACAGAGATGGCACTATAGACATCAATAAAGACATTACAGATCCTCAACAAGAACGTGAGGTTATAGAGCATGAGAAAATGCACTTAGAACAAATGCAAAGAGGTGATTTAGACTATGACGATAAAAACGTTTATTGGAAAGGTAAAAAATACCCTAGATCTAAAATGGATGAGGGAGCTAAAAATTTACCTTGGGAAAAAGAAGTATACGACAGAACAGAGAATATGGAAAAAAATTTTAAATTAAAAGGACCTAGAGGACAGTCAGAGCCTATGTCAGCATTATCTAATAGAGGCTTAATTAAACCTAAAACAAAAAAAGTAAAAGTAATACAAGGTGAAGGTTATCCAGAATTAAGTGATTATTCGAGATCACAAATTAAAAAAGGTTCAAAATCTAAAACTAAAAATACTAGAGGTAAAGAAGTTACTATTACTAAGTTTAATGTTCCTAAGTCAGATTATAAAAGCTATAAAGACTTATACAAGCAAGATAGAAAGTTTTTTGACGAAAAAGATAATGAACTTTCAAGAAACAAGTTAGTTAGAGGAGATCAAAGAGACGTTATGATACTTGACCCTAAATCTAAAACATACAGTGGTCCTGATATAATTAAAGTAAAACAACAAAGTAAAGAAGTAGATAGACATCTCAACAGAGGTTTAATGGGATTTTAATTAATAAACATGGAAAAGAAAACATTTAGAGAAACTAAGGTAGGAGCTTTCCTAGCTAGTAAAGCACCTAAAGTGTTACAAGCTATTGGAGATGTATTACCTAATCAAGGTACACTAGGGGTGGTAAAAAATATTATATCAAGTGATACTAAGATAAAAGCGGTTGATAAAGAAGAAGCAATGAAACTTATAGAGCAAGATATGCAAGAGCTAAAAGAAGTATCTAGTAGATGGAGAGCTGATATGAAATCAGACTCTTGGCTTTCAAAAAATACTAGACCTTTAGCTTTGGTATTTTTAACTGCATCAGCCGTTTTAATGATGGCTGTAGATTCATTTCATTTACAATTTGATGTAGATGAATCATGGATAAACTTATTAAAAACGTTACTGGTTACAGTATATGTAGCATACTTTGGATCTAGAGGTGCTGAAAAAATTACAAAAATAAATAAATAAATAAAATGGCAATAAGAGGATTAGAAGGTAATCAAAATGCACAGCCAAGAGTTTTTGCTCATGACGCTGTCGACTTAGGTAAAACTGTAGCTGAGGGTGGTATTGGGTATACTTTAGGTGATAGAATACCAAACACTGAAACAATTGGTGTAGCTTTATATGTTGGTGCAACTATGGACTTAACTGTTAAAATGGAAGGTGGTACTGAAGTTCAGTTTAAAGGAGTTACTGCTGGATCATTTTTACCAGTATTAGTTACGCATATTCAGCCTGGTGTAACACTAGCTGCAACTGGAGGAGAGTTAATCGCATTATATTAAGATAGTATGTTTATGGGACTGGGGATGCCACTCCCCGATTTATCAAATAAACCAGGGCCGGGTAGACCAGGTTGGCCTTCAGGAGATCTTGAGTTTAAATTAGAGATCCAAGGACCAGGAACTTTTAATTACAACGCGTCTAGAGCTGCTGGAAATACCAGTTATTCTATAAAGTTTGGTGATGGAGCAACCTTAAGTAATGTAGGAGCTGGATCTATAACTCATACTTATGGAGCTGGAACGTTTATATTAGAAATAAATTCTGAAGATGATTCAGGCCCTATTGACACTTTTCAAGTAACAGGCGTACAGGCAAATAAAGATAGACTTAAAAAAATATTAAACTGGGGTACAGTTGCTTGGGTGAATCTAAATACCGCTTTTCAACACTGTCACGGCTTAACTAATATAGATAAAAGTGATTTTTACTCAGCAAGTGCTATAAACCTAACTAGTGCTTTTCAAAATTGTGATAACTTAACTACAGTAGATTTTACTGGTTGGAAAGCATCAGGCAACGTTACAGGAGCTAATATGTTTAGAGACTGTACTGCTCTAGAGTCTTTTAAATTAAAAGGTTCTATTAAATTTGCAAATGCATCATCTAACAATTATTGGTTTAGAGATGCAGGGGCTAGCACAGGCTGTTTATTTGATATTAGTAATTTAAATTTTGCAGGAAGTACAGGTAATCAAGGTAGCGTACAAGGCTGGTTTTTCGATGCTCAAATAAAAAATGGTAGTAAATTTGATAATTGGAATTTTCCAGCTGCAAACTGGGCTTTAAATCAATTTTTCTACGATGCTCATGTTCCAGATAATGATGCTACAATAAGTATAAAAAACTGGACTTTACCAAATAATGCGTCTACCGCTGTAAATCAATTATTTAGAAATTTACAAACAGATACTGGTAGTGGCACTAACTTAACTTTAAATATGTCCAATTGGAATTTTGGTAACATTACAGGTTTAGTTAGTTTTATGCAAAATGCAAGAATGTCTAGTATAGTTGGTCTTAACACTTGGACTGCTAACAACTTGCAGAATATAAATAACTTTTTTGCTACTACAGCTAGTTTAGGTATAGATCCTAACGACAACTTTACTACTAACTTTTGGAACAATAGTAATATATCTAATTGTAATTTTGCTTTTCAATCTTTAGGTGGTAATACTACCTCTGCTACAGCTGGAGCATTTCCTGCTTTAAATGGTATGACAGTAGCTTCAGGAGCTAACTTTCAACAGATATTTGAAAATACACATTTTAATAGTGATGCTAGTTTTACTGGTGTTACTTTCCCAGCTTCAACTATAAACTTTTCATTAGCTTTTTATACGGCAGAGTTTTTTAACTCTAACAGTACTATAGATTTTTCAAATTCTAATTTAAAATCTTTTACCTATAATACTACATTTAGAAGATGTACTGTTGATAATATAGTGTTTGGAAGCAATGTAGACTTCTCAGCTGTAACATCATGGCTTAGAATGTTTAAGGCAGATACAGGAGACACCTCATATCCTGATCAAAATGTTACTTTCCCAACTAATATTAGCTTTGCAGCTACTACTGACACTAGAGAATTCCCAAATATACCTTTTACTACTTGTCAAGCGGATAATTTAATAAGAGCTTTATATGCTACTAAGCCAACCGCGAGCAGTAATGCTACTACTTTTGATTTAACTACCTCTGCTATTACAGCTGCGCCTAGTGTTGTTAATGGATTAAGAAATAAATTAGTGTCTCCTGGTGGTTGGAACATAACTGCTAATTCTACAGATGCTGCCTTGCCATTTGCTTATCCAGCCTATGGTCTAGACCCAGCGGTTTACCCAACTGGAATATCTCCAACTACTATTCCTTCTGGAGCTGTATTTAGCACTACAACTAGTGGTGTCACCGTGAACGCTAGTACAGGTGTAGTAAGTTACGCATCTACTTTTAGAGGTGGTATAACTGTTAAATGCACTTATACAAATGGTTGTTACAATGAAGTTGGTTTTATAGTACAAGTTCCGTTTGTAATGAGAACAGTAATACCAGCAAGCGGAAGTACGTCAGCTTACGTATTAAAACCTCAAATGTCAGCTAATGAGTGTTTTGTTAACTGGGGTGATACTGTTGAAACTCTAACAGGTAATACTACACACAATTATCCAGCTTCAGGAAGTGATACTACTTACGATATAGAAATATTTGACTCACCTGGCGGATCTAAATTTGAAGGATTTAACGCTGCTTGGGACACAACTACTATCACTTCTTATGAAAATAGTATAATGAAGTGGGGCGAGATACAGTGGAAAAACAATAGCTGGTTCGTGACTGGATTGCCAAACAGCGCTATACCTAAACTAAGACTGTCAGCTCCAAACGGCGCTAGTCATAAGCCAGATTTATCACAAGTAACCTCACTATATCGTTTATTCTATAATAAAAGTAAATCAAGAAATTTAATTTGGGAAGATGTAAATAACAACTTAGCCAATTGGGACACTAGTACTATCACTAATATGGCAGAAGCTTTTGTATTGCATGGTTCACCAGGTTCTAGACCTTCAGATAGTCAGCCAAATATAATGCAATTATCTAATTGGAACACTAGTAATGTTACTAATATGAGTCAGATGTTTCTTGGAGCAGCTGTAACAGCTAATGGTGTTTATACTAGTAATATAGGTGTTGATGTTACTAACTGGAATACTCAAAATGTAGAAAATTTTAGTGGTACTTTTAGATGTAAAGGTACTTTAACTGGCGCGGAAAACCTTAGAACTGAAAGTTGTACTAATATGAGTTCTATGTTTAATTATAGAACCTTACCAGATACAAACACTAAATATGTAAATGGAATATTAAGATGGGACGTAAGTAAAGTATCTAGTTTTGCTAGCTTTGCTAATAGATCTGGTGGAACATCAGGTAGTATTTTCCCAAGTAAGTGGAAATTATCAGGAGATGGACAAGATGTAAATATGAATGCAGCTTTCTACGGCTTTGACTTTGACATTAATGATAGCCCAGATTTATGTGCTACTAAAACAGTAAATGAAACTTGGTATGGAGGTACTTCATATACAGCTTGGGATATGAGTAATACTACTAATATTTCTAATATGTTTAGAGGTGCTGGAACTAATGCTGCTCAAGCAGGTCCACCAACTGGTTATAACCCAAATATAGGTACTTGGCAAATAAGTAACAAGTTTACTACTATGCAATATTTTGCTAGAGCTGATGGATCTCAAAACAGAGGTTTGCTAGGTATAGATCAAGACTTAGGGCATTGGGATGTTACTAATGTTTCTTCGCCAAACGGTTTACTTCAAATAGTAGGATTTAGAGTCGCTGGTGAAAGACCTAATTTTTCACGTGCAAATTATGACAGTATATTAAGCATTGCTGATGGATGGGGCTCTCAAGCTGCCAATGTAAATTCAGGAGTTAACATGGACTTTGGGTTTAGTCAATATTCGCCTGGTAATCAACTAGCCTTTAATTGGGGTGCTAATAATAATCCTCCAGGAGGAATACCATCTGGACAGAACATTGTTTATTCTACAAATCTTAACTTAAAAAATAATACCAATGTTGGTGATATTGTTTATTGGCCAGGGTCTGGATCTACTTACGCTGACTTTGCTAAAATAACAGGGTATTTACCAACTAGTGATTATGTTGCTTACATTACTCCATTAACTGGTAATTGGCCTACTGGCGCTGCTGGAACTACAAAAAGTTATCAAGTTTACGACTCAAATGCCGCTAAAGGTAGATTTGCCTTATTAGAGGCTGGTTGGAATATAACAGATGGTGGTGTTGATTTATCATTTGAATCAGCTGAAATAGAAATAGAATTAGCGCCTGGTGAAGAAGCTTTTGGACTATGGACTTTTAGTATTAATGCTAAAATAGACTGGGGTGACGGCAATGGATTTGTAAATAATCCAGCAACTGGGCAACCTTGGACTGGTACTAGAATAGATTTTACATATCCAACAGTTGCAGCTGGAACTACAGATATATACCGAATAAAAGTAAGAGAAACAGACTCTGAAAGTTTTAGTGGTTTTAGATTTGGTTTTGGTTATCAATATGGAGGAGCTATAAATCAAGGTGGTAGAAGAGTTAGAAAAATAATATCTTGGGGAAGTCAAATAGCTACAAGTTATGCAACAGCTTTTGAAGGAGCTGACTTAAACAAGGCAGGATTTACTAATACACTTCCTGTAGATAGTAACGGTAAAGTTACTAAGCCGCAATGGATAAGTAGTGTATCTAGCTTTTCAGAAGCTTTTAGACAATGTAATCTACCTGCAAACACAGACTTTTCTAATTGGGCTACTGGCTTAGCTGCTGAAAATTTATCGTTAATGTTCTATGGTAACACTAACTTTGTTGGAACTGGACTAGCTAATTGGAATTTAACTAACGTTACTAATATGAGTAGTTTTGTAAATTCAACGGCTTTTAATTCAGATATATCTGGATGGGATCTTCAAAGCTGTACAAATGCTAGTGGCTTATTTGCTAACACACCTTTTAATCACTCTAGTATATCTAACTTAAACTTACACAGTATCACTAACATCTCTAGTATGTTTGAAAACTGTACTGCGTTTAACCAAGATGTTAATACTAAAGTTGTAGGAAGTGGTGCTAGTGCTTATTTAGCTTGGGACACTGACTCTGTTACTTCACTGTATGGTTGTTTTAAAAGTTGTAGTAATTTTAACTACTCAATAAATAAGTGGAATATTGGTCAATTAGATCAGCAATACGCAATGGCTTCTTTCTTTGCTTATGTAGCTACTAATGTAACTGGTGGTTATACTCATGATCTATTAACAAAAGATGTTACAGTTGGAGCTGGAACTCCAGTTGCTAAAACTTATGTAGCTTGGGACGTTGGGCAAGTTAATGGTTTTGGTGGTTCATCACAAAATTATACAACTACACTTGGTATGTTCTATTATAGTAATTTTAATGGAGATATATCAAATTGGGATATGAGCGGTTTAGGAGCTCAAGGTGGTCCTGTTTATTCTTCAGCTGGTCAATGGGGTAGAGTTTTCCAAAACAACGACGCATTTAATCAAGATATAAGTACTAAAACGATTACAAATGTAAGTGGCAAAGGTACATATACAGCTTGGGATATGAGTAACTGGACTGGAGGTAGATATGCGTTCTATCAAGCAGATGCATTTAATCAAAATCTTGGTAATTGGGCTTTAAGCACAACCGATACATCTAGTGGTGACATGTTAGGATTCTTTGGTTATACTACAGCAATGACAACAGCTAATTATACAGATAGCTTTACTGGTTGGGCTAATACCGCTAAAACTAATAATGGTTTTCCAAAAAATAAAGGTTTTGGAAGACAATATAATAAAACTTTTGATACTACTAGAACTAATGGTATTACGGCGTTTACTGTAAATACAGCAGGTAGAGCAAGAAGTTACTTAACTTTAGATGTTACGGTTTCAAGTGGAGCTTCTACTGTAAATGGAGTTTACTACTATGATTATGCAAATAGTAAATGGGTAAAAGAGTCTGACGCAGATGCTACAATAGAGTGGAACACTGAAGAAAGTACTTGGGATGTTTCATACGAGGGAGTAGTTCAGCATAATGGTACTGGTGGAAGTCAAGCTGCTGGTCCTGAAAGCTCAACGTCTTGGTCAGGTGGAATATCAGTAGTTGATTCAAGCTTAGGATGGTCAATATCTGATGATACAATAACAACTTAATTATGATAAATATAATATCAGCAACACAAAACACTTGGTGGATAACTTACAATAGTGATAAGTCTATTATACACTATGGAAGTGCGTTAATAGGAACATCTGCAAGTAGTGGCCAACCTTTAAACGATCCTTTTTATTATAATGAAAAAGATTGGTTGGCTAGATTAGCAGAACTAGGTATTAATCCTTTTGAAGAAAATAACGAATAAAATGGCTAGTATATCTTTTCCAAACCCTCCTTTGTACTGGATTACATGGGAAGATGACACTGAAACAACTGTTCAAGGATATGGTTTAGTAACAACTCAAGAAAGATTAGATACAATACATCATTTAACTAGCTATGTAGATGAGGTTGTATGGAAAAGTGTTTTATTACAACATGGTATTGATCCAGATCCAGACGATGAAGAAGAATAAATGTAAAAAAGTATTATGAGTGGTAATATTCCTATAGACAACCCTGCTATCAGAACTTATTGGATAGCTTATGAAAACTCAATGAAGGAAGTAGTTGAAGGTTATGGATTTGTAGATCCTCATCAAAAGCTTTTATCTAAATGGTTTATCGATGAAACTATAGATGAAGACGAGTGGATAGCCGAGTTAGAAAAACATGGCATTGATCCAAACCCTGCTGAAGAAGAAGAAGAAGAATAAAAATAAATATAATTAAATTAAATCAAATGAAAATTAAAGAAGAAGAATTAAAAACTATTCAAGAGCAACAAGAACAGTTAAATGGATTAGTTCATAACATAGGTTTATTAGAGAGTCAAAAGCATGGACTGCTTCACGATATAGCTGGTGTTAATAAAGATATTGAAGAGTATAAGTCTGTATTAGAAAAAGAATACGGAGCTATTAATATCAATGTTGAAGATGGTACTTACACTGAGATAAAAGAAGATGTCGAAGGTAATAAGAAAGATTAGTATAGGTTCTGACTATAAGAACGATGCAATGCATTATTCAACTGGTCAAGAAGTATATGGTGGACATACTATTAGTGATATTCTTTTTGAAGACAAGGATCAGTCGTATAATATTTATATAACTAAAAACGATGAAGTTTTACCTTGGAAAAAGTTTAATTCTAATATGTCAATATCTGTAGAGTACGATCTTAAATATTAATGAAAAGTTTATATTACTTTATTGTTAAGCCATTAAACGAAAGATATGACAATATACGAAGAGTTGATGGTGGCAATCTTATTATCAATACTAGCATTGAAAATCATAGGTTTATTAGTAAAAAAGCTGTAGTAGTTGAAACGCCTGCAGCTTATACTACTAAAATAAATATAGGAGATGAATTGTATATTCATCATAATATATTTAGAAGATGGTATGATCAAAAAGGTAGAGAACGTAATAGTTCAACTTATTTTAAAGATGATCTATACTTTGTAGCTCCTGAGCAAATCTACATGTACAATTTAAAACCACATTTAAATTATTGCTTTGTAAAACCACTTAAAAACAAAAACTTATTAGAGTGCAGAAAAGAGCAGCCTAATGTTGGTATAGTAAAATATGCTAATAATGCCTTAGAAGCGCTAGGAATTACACCTGGAGCGCTTATTACATTCACCCCTAACTCTGAATTTGAGTTTATTGTAGAAGGTGAACGACTTTATTGTATGAAATCAAATGATATAGTTTTAACGCATGAATACCAAGGAAACGAAGAAGAAAATAATCCAAGCTGGGCAAAAAGCTATTGAAGAACTTATTAAGGTAGCAAAAGAAAAGATCGTAGACTCAGATGACGATGTAAGCGCTGACAGACTTAAAAACGCTGCCGCTACTAAAAAGCTAGCTATAATGGATGCTTTTGAAATATTGACTAGAATACAAGAAGAAGAAGAAATGTTAAATAGTAATCCTAAAGATAAAGGTGAAAAAACTTTTAAAGGATTTGCTGAAGGAAGAAGCAAGTGAGTTACGAGCAGACGCTTTGGAAAGAAATTAAAGATGTTGTTAACCCTAAAATATTAGCTAAGAACAACAGGTTTAAAAAGTGGGATTATGGTTATAATTCTGATTATGATTTTATAGTAATAAGTAAAACAGGTAAAATTGGACAAATCATTGAAATACAAAATCTCAGGATTGCTTTACCAGCAGCAGATGAACCGTTTAAACGAAGCGAGAAAAAAGCAGAACAATATTGGGAAAAACAAGAATACCCAAAAGAATTAAATAGAATTAAATCAAGATTTGACTGGGAAGAATACCCATCAGATTTTAAAGAAAAATGGTACGATTATATAGATGATGAATTTAATAGACGAGAAAAAGGATTTTGGTTTTATAATAAAGGCATTATTACTTACATTACTGGTACTCACTATATGTACTTGCAATGGTCAAAAATCGACGTTGGAGCGCCAGACTACAGAGAATCAAACAGACTCTTCTTCATATTTTGGGAAGCATGTAAAGCAGATACAAGATGTTACGGTATGTGTTACCTCAAAAACAGACGATCTGGATTCTCTTTTATGTCAAGTGCAGAGCTTGTCAACCAAGCTACAATATCTTCCGATGCTAGATTCGGTATATTGTCCAAGTCTGGTGCAGATGCCAAAAAAATGTTTACGGATAAAGTTGTCCCAATATCCGTTAATTACCCTTTCTTTTTCAAACCAATCCAAGACGGTATGGACAGACCTAAAACTGAGTTGGCTTATAGGGTTCCCGCATCAAAACTAACAAGAAGAAAGCTTGAAAATAACGAACAGTTAAGAGAATTAGAAGGGCTTGATACAACTATTGATTGGAAAAATACAGGTGATAACTCTTATGATGGTGAAAAGCTAAAACTATTAGCTCATGATGAAAGTGGTAAGTGGGAAAGACCTGATAATATATTAAACAATTGGAGGGTTACAAAAACTACATTACGTCTAGGATCAAGGGTTGTAGGTAAATGTATGATGGGCTCAACATCAAATGCTTTAGATAAAGGTGGAGAAAACTTTAGAAAACTTTACTACAATTCAGACGTTACTAAAAGAAATAGAAACGGACAAACAACTTCTGGGCTCTATAGCTTGTTCATTCCTATGGAATGGAACTACGAAGGATTCATCGATACTTATGGATTACCTGTATTCGTTAGAACAGAAGGTAAAATCAAAGGAGTCGATGGTTATGAAATTACAACAGGAGTTATCGAACATTGGCAAAACGAAGTCGAAGGGCTTAAGTCAGACAGCGACAGTTTAAATGAATATTATAGACAGTTTCCAAGGACAGAGCAGCATGCTTTTAGAGACGAAACGAAAGATAGTTTATTTAACTTAACTAAAATATACGAGCAGATAGACTACAACGAAGAAATAAACAACATTAATAGCATTACTAAAGGAAGTTTTCAATGGATTAATGGTATTAAAGATAGTGAAGTTATATTTGTACCAAATAATAATGGAAGGTTTTTAGTTTCATGGGTGCCACCTAAAAGCTTACAAAATCAAGTGATATTAAAAAATGGGGTAAAATATCCTGGTAATGAACACGTTGGAGCTTTTGGTTTAGATAGCTACGATATATCAGGCACTGTAGATGGTAAAGGTTCTAATGGTGCTTTGCATGGTTTAACTAAGTTTTCCATGGAAGATGTGCCACCTAATCATTTCTTTTTAGAATATATATCAAGACCTCAAACAGCTGAAATATTCTTTGAAGATGTACTTATGGCAATGGTGTTTTATGGTTTACCCATACTAGCTGAAAATAACAAACCTAGATTTCTGTATTATTTAAAGCGTAGAGGTTATAGAGGTTTTTCAATGAATCGTCCTGATAAAATATGGAATAAACTCTCTACTACTGAAAAAGAAATAGGTGGAATACCTAATTCAAGCGAAGATATTAAACAAGCACATGCTGCTGCTGTAGAATCTTATATAGAAACATATGTAGGATTAAAAGAAAATGAATATGGAGATATGTATTTCCAAAAAACCCTAGAAGACTGGGCTAAGTTTAATATAAACAACAGGACAAAGCACGATGCTTCAATAAGTTCTGGTCTAGCTATAATGGCTTGTAATAAAAACTTATACAAACCAGTTGCAGATAGAAACATAAAAAATGTTAATCTAGGTATTAAAAGATATAATAACGAAGGAAGTTTTTCACAAATAATAAAATAAATGGTTGTAACTGATAGTAATAGTATTTTTCCAGATCAAGTTGTTC